AGTACGGTTGTCACGAGACTGCATTACCGCCATGATTATTCCCCTTTGTAGGTTTTGTTAATAAGTGACTTACCTTCGTCAGTCTTAGCTACAACAGCGTAAGCCTTTGCGTATTCACTTTTCTTTAATTGGTTTTCGTCCATGTAGGACTTTACAAGACTATCTAGTTTGTCGGAAGATGAGGCAAACTCACCATCTACATCAGACTTACCAAATTCTTCCATAGATGCGCCAATAGATGCGTCACACGCCTTTAGTGCTTCCATGATTTTTTCTTCTTCTGCGAATTTCTCTACTAGAGATTTAGCTACAGCTATATCAAAGTTTGGTAGAGCTTCTTCAGCACTCTTAGTTAGAGCAACATCAGCTTTTTCTAAAGCCGCCGCTTCAAGAGCTTTTAGGACTGGTGCAGGGATGTCAGACTTAGCTACCATCTCACCTTCTATGTCCATCATTTCTACTTCAGCTTTCTTCTCGATTGCATCAGCAGTTATAACGTAGCCATTGTCTATAAGACCTTTACGAAGTGTTTCATTTTCAGCCTTGAGAGTTTCTATCTCAGCTTCTAGAGGGTTAACCTCTTCTGCTTCTGATTTCTCAGCAACTTCTTCTACAACTTCTTCAGCTTTTTCCATGTTATATCCAAGGGCTTTCATCGCTTCTGCGCGACCACAACCTTTGTCTTTCATGTAAGCGGCTACTTTGGTTTCCATTTCTTCATTCATTTTATTAATACCTTCAAAGGAATTGTCACGCTTGAAGAGGCTAACCATTGCCTGTGCATTGGCTGGACGATCCACTAGGGAAAGTTCTTCAAGGTGCAAGTTTTTTAGGAGATTAGGCAAGTTAGATTTCCTCCTTAATAGCACGTCCACCTATAGAGAACGCGGCGAGTTCACCAGACTTCACCATTGCCCAGACATCATCATCGAATACTTTGTAAGCGACAACCCATCCTTCACGGTCAGACTGGATACCTAGAGAATCACCAATTTCTTTAGTGATCGGGAGTGAGTGTACAACGACACCTACTTGATCCCCTGTGTGCATAGCCTTGCCGACTCGCACATGCTCCATAAATTCATTAACAGCTTTCACAAGAGTTCCAGCTTCTATAACATCCCCTTGTCGGTCTACTACAGCTTCACCCTTTTCGGTTACTACTGAAGCCCAACCATAGACTAATCGTTGTTCGTCGTCAGTCTTAAGGATCTTACCTTCTATTGCTTTAGTCATATCACCCACCGATGTATTAGCTTGCCACATACGACAAGACCAGTAACCAGCAGTCGTCTTATCTTTCTTACTATCACAATTATGTCTAGCTCTAAAGTTAGCTCTAGCTTTAGGATCATCTCGACGAATTTCCATGTTAGGGTCACCGAATGTAACTCTCTTAACCTTACCGCCAGACTGTACGAAGACTTCAAACTTCTTGTTGCCACCTTTGATACGTCTAGGCTTGTTTAAAGTGACTTTCTCACCTTGATAATCAGCTTTAGCAAATTCAGTCTTCATGATCTCTTGTACAATGACCCTGAGAGCCTCTATACGGTCTGCTGAGGGGGCTTTAGCTTCTTCCATAGGCTCAGTACCCTCGTAGTGGGCTAGATACGCCTCATGGCTCTCTGCTGGCATGTATACGGCTTGACCATTGTAGTCAGATACATGAGTAGCTCCACCAAGTCCTAAATCCATAGATCTAGAGATAGCTTCAGGCTCCGTAGTAAATATATCGTTAGCATATTGTGCTTTACGTAAAGTAGATAATTTATGCCCTACCATTTGTCCTGTAGGCTTACCTTTATCGTCAGTTATTTCAATACGTGCGGCAGGTTCTTCTTTTGTGCCTGTTATTTTGACTGGTATGTTAGGTACTGTTCCATCTCTTACTATTTGACGTACAATACCACTAGCAGTTCCACCAGATGAGTTCCAAGATACTTTAGATCCGACTTTCATGATAAATTACCTTATGTTTCGTTCTTAATTAATACACCTTGGAAAGATGCGCCTATTGCAGTGTTGTTTGTGTCTGTAGACACCCTACATTCTAAATCTGTCTTCTCTGCAAACTCTTGTGGGTACTTAAATGACTGTATTAGCTGATTGCTTTGTATTACTTGTACAAACCTTGTCCTAAACACGTTAGATCCGTGATCTCTGCTGTTAAACTTACAGTGAACTAGCTTTTGAGCTTGAGATACAGCCGCAGTAAAGTTAATTTCATCTACATATAGTGTATATCCAGAAGGTACTGTATATGCGGCTATCTGTGTCTGATTACCTATGCTTATACTAGCATAAACTGTAGTATTAGGTACTCCACCTGTAGCACCAGAAGATCCTATGTATATAACGCCATTAGTTCCTTCATCAGAACCTGCAAGTGTAACAAAAGATCTGTATACTCTTAAATACGACAACTGAGTAGCTACTTGTGTCTGTCCGTTTAGAGTTATAGTCTCTTCTATCTCATTGTAGTCTTCATCTAGACCTTGTATGAGAATAGTTCTAGCTCCTGTACCAGTACCACTGTCATTAGCACTTGTACTACTTACAAACATAGTAACTGCACTATCTAACCACACATAGTCACCAGAATTACCCCAAACTGTTTCTTCTTGAGTATCTACGTCTGGGTTATATCCAAACTTATATAAAGTTCTATATCCTTGAGAGTGACCTCTAGATATAGCTAGATCAGTATGATCGTATATTCTTTTAGGCCAACCACCAAACATCTGCTGTACCACCTGTTCATATTGTTCGTTAGGGTCTGTCGCTTCTTCTACGTCTGGTCTACCTGTTAAGATACCACCAGTAGAAAATGAGTTAGACTGAGTTATAGATGTCGAGTTTACTACTGGGTTTCCAGTAACAATAGAAGGTGCTGTACTTACCTCATCCTCTATTGCTGTAGCATTAGATACTATAGGAGAACCTGTATTAGTATTGCTTGTAGTTAGTAGGTGTAATTGTACTACAGTGGAAACAGGAACTATAGGTTGACCTGTTGTAGTATTACCTGTAGTGAACCCCTGCAACTGAGTTATGTTAGAGGTAGAGACTACAGGTTTACCTGTTGTAGTATCATCTGCACCTAGATCTTGTACTTGACTTAAACTAGTAGTAGATACTACAGTAGAACCTGTAACAGTATTACCTGTAGTTAAGTTTTGTAACTGACTTAAACTAGAAGTAGATACTACAGGTTTACCTGTTGTTATGTCTATTACATTACTAACATGCACTTGAGTTATTGCAGTGCTTTTAACTACAGGGGCAACAACAACAAAGCTATTTGCACCTATGTAGTTCTCGTTAATAATAGGCTCACTAGCTTGAGTGAGTATTAAACTGCTATTTTCCTGTAGAATCCTGCTTGTCATGCTTAATGACCTCTATTATGCAGGATCAGGTATACCGATAGTAAATGACCCTAGTGAAAAAGTATTACCAGATGAAACAACTTGACTTGCAGTAAGAGAACCTGTTGCAAGAAGACGTGAGTTAGTTGTATCAACTATTGCGTAGTGAGTTGCTGTACCATTGCCAGTTATTGAACCGTCTGATATTGCGGCTACTACTACTTCACGTCCACCACCAGATCGGTCTGTAGGTGAAGCAATAGAAAGACTTGTAGAATTACCTAAAGTATAAGTAGAGGAAGCCTCTGAGTAGCTTGTAGCTTCTTGAGATGTCAAATCAATACGATTAGCTTCTGTGTCTAAGACAGTTAGTCCATTGTCTAGAACTCTGTTGTTTAAAGTTGCCATGTTATTCTTCTACCTCTGGTTCTGGAGCTACAGTTACATTTGGATCGTACTCTAGTTCAGCTATATCCATAAGGTCTTGGATAACCTCTGGGTGATCACTGACGTTAATGTTCGCACCGTTAAGATTACGTAAGAAGGATGCAATCTCACGTAGGTCGTGTGGAGCAACATCGCCAGCTTCAATAGTTGGCATTAAGTCATAGTTCAGACCGTTCAACTCCCACAGTCGCTCGACCAACTGTTTGTTGAGAACATCTGTGATCGCTTGGATGTAACTCTCAAGCGCACGAAGGAACAGGTCTGTCTTCGACTTGGATAAGGCGTAAGAACCGCCTTGAGATCCTAGTAGAAGAAACTCGGATAACATTGATCTTGCTATATCGTGCTGATATCTCTTTACGATAGGATCTATGTCTATATTACGTTTACCATTAGAAGCCATAAGTTCTATATC